TAACTAAAAACACAAAAGAAGTAAATGGTATCACCTTTTATCAAATCCAAGCTCTTAAAGACTTTGGAAATGTAAAAAAAGGAGATCTTGGAGGTTGGATTGAAAAAGAAGAGAATCTAAACCACAATGATAATTGTTGGGTCTCTGGTGATGCTAAGGTATTTGGCAATGCTGAGGTCTCTGGTGATGCTGAGGTCTATGGTAATGCTGAGGTCTATGGTAATGCTGAGGTCTCTGGTAATGCTAGAGTCGCTGGCAATGCTGTGGTCACTGGTAATGCTGAGGTCTATGGTAATGTTTGGGTCTATGATAATGCTAGTGTCTATGATTATGCTTGGGTCTATGGTAATGCTGAGGTCTCTGGTAAAGCTAGAGTCTCTGGTAATGCTAGAGTCGCTGGCAATGCTGTGGTCACTGGTAATGCTGAGGTCTATGGTAATGTTTGGGTCTATGATAATGCTAGTGTCTATGATTATGCTTGGGTCTCTGGTAATGCTGTGGTCTCTGGTAAAGCTAGAGTCTCTGGTAATGCTTGGGTCTCTGGCAATGCTGTGGTCTCTGGTAATGCTGTGGTCTCTGGTAATGCTAAGGAAGTAGAAAGTAAAAATGCTCAGACTGAAATCGACAAACTCCATACCGAAAACGCCTGCCTTCAAGAACTCATCCAAGAGTTTTACGAGTGGACGAGGCGAGACTACCCAACCGAAGCAGAAGTCAGGGACATTATGAACAGATACTACAACCTACTAAACAAATGAACCCAAGCGAAATGACAACCGAAACACCACGAACTACACGCACACGAATGGAAACTGCTCACTTGCTTTGTGACTCGGACGATTTCGAGGATGTCATATCAATGCTTAAAAAAGAGGGGGAAGAACTGGAGCTAGAACTCACCGCATCACAGGCCGAGGTCGAGGGGCTAAGAAAGCTAATTGAACAACTCTTCGATGCTACCGAACCTGCCTGTGAAGAAACTTGCAAATGTACGTGGCGATTGCTCAAGCGAGCGTATTCCCAAAACACTAAAATCATGACAAATAACTCAACCTACTAAACAAATGACAACCGACACACCACGAACCGATGCCGAAAGAAACAAAGCGTTTTGTAATTTAAGAACCGATTATGACGCTTACGCATACATGGCTAACCATGCCGAAACGCTAGAAAGCGAACTAGCCGCATCGAAAAATGCAGCAAAAGAATTGCCAAAAGTTTTAACTTTTGGTGAAAACAATGAATGGGCAGTTCATCATGATGATGGGTGTCTTATTTTTCATCCTCGATGGAATACTAATCCTCATAAGACTTCTACATATATTTGGAGAGAAGCTTGGGAGTTTGTCCAGAGTCAAGGTGGGTTTGATAGGCTTGTTTCTTGGTTTAGAGATACAAAGATAAAAGGTGGACATACAGAACTTAAGGCACCCGCTCCCCAATGGCGAGAGCTTGGCCCTGACGAAGCAATCTGCGAGTGGGATGAGGTATGGAGTTTGGGAATGTGGATTCCAGTTTCACCGAATCTGGTAATCCCACTTAACGAAAAAAAGAATCCCATCACGCGATACCGCACTCGCCGCCCGTTGCTGCCTGTAGTAGATCAGACGCGACCCATAACTAAATAAGAAAAACCAACGAGGTCGCAAAGCTCAGGGAGCTTTGTGATGCGGCGATTGATTCGATAGACCGCGCGGGGAAGCAAAGCAGTCACTCCAAGCCAAATACTCAGAGTTTAAACTTAGCAATCCACTTTACTAAACAAATGAACATATCCATTATACCACCAGCATTAGAAGAAAGACTAAAAGAAATGGAGCGTGGCCCAATCGGTATGCAGGAAGAAGCTCGTCGTTTAAGACAGCACCTATTGACCTGCCCTAAGTGCCTAGAAGAAATGACAAATGACTCAACAAACCAAGAAAAACACTAAAATCATGACAAATAACTCAACCTACTAAACAAATGACAACCGACACACCACGCGTTGCTGCCTACTGGCAAGACCGACAAGATGAAATCTCCGAGATTATCGAAAGACACGGGATGAAGTCAGCCTATGCCCAATTTCGTGACTCCGCGAAAATAGTTTCCGACCATAACGGGCAACACCTCGAAATGGTTCCAACTCCACTACCTCAACACATCCCGACAACTGCATAGGAAATGTAATGACCAACTAAACAAATGAACACAGAAAACATAAATGCAGCAAAAGAATTGCCAAAGGTTTGGACAGCAACAGAAGAGTGGGGTAAGCCTCTCAGCTCCCCTCCTGACTATACTATTAAGCTTAATAAGCATGACAAGGCGATGGGTTGTTTGGACTTTAATGGAGACAAGTTAAAGTTTGAAGGTGATGTAGAAGAGTCAGCAAGGATCTTTTTTGATTTTCTTTTGAGTTCTTTTAATCAGAGGATTGAAGAGATTAAAGAAGAGGCTGAAGCCAAAAACGCCATGCTCCTAACTGTGGCTGCAGTCGAACGCAAAAGAGTCGTTCGGGCTTGGGATGAGATTGCAAAATTACAGGCCGAGGTCGAGAGGCTTAGAAATGCGCTCGCCTATTGGGACTACGGCACACGGGCAAAACGAGAGCAGTCACGAGCCGAGAAAGCAGAGAACGAGTGCAGGTGCAATAACCCCTCAATTATTACCGCATCTCACAACGGCAAGACCTATGAGCAATGCTCCAAGTGTGGGAAGAAGTTCGGGATCACAATGGACGAGTGGTATGAAGGCTTCTCAAAGATCGAAAGCACGGAACCCAAGGATGAAGTATCCAAACTCAAAGCTATGGTGATGGATGCCGCAAAGCGTGGCGACATGATGGCTGCTCATTGGAAAGAGCGAGCCGAGAAAGCCGAAGCACTCGTTAAACAGATCCACCACTACGCAGGAATCATCGAAGGATTCCAAAACCCTATCACAAAATGAACGACACCCCACGCACGGATGCCGCAAGGCAAAAGTACTATGACGGCACCCCCTCGGAATGGGTGCATTACAAAATTGCCATGATGCTTGAGCATGAGCTTAACGATCTATGGTCACGCTTCGATAAGCAAATGGAAGCAGAGGCCGAGGTCGAGAGGCTCAGGGAGAGGTTAGAAAAAGCCGAAGAACTAATCCGTGGCCTGCACGATGGCTGGAAGAAGGCAAGGAAAGCTCACCTTGAAACCTGTAAAAATGCCCAAGCGGAAATCGACAAGCTCCACACAGAAAACATCTGCCTGCAAGAACTTATACAAGAGTTCTATGAGTGGTCGCGGCGAGACTATCCGACAGAACAGGAAGTCAGAGAGATCATGAACCGATACCACAACCTACTAAACAAATGAAACAAACTGAAATCAAACAGCGAATCGGCATTGCGCTGTGCACTTACGTATTAATATGTGTTTGCTTCGGCATCGCTAGTTTAATTGTCCACCTGCTTAAACACTAAAAATGACAACCGACACACCACGCACTGAGGCCCTGCCATCAGATCTTGAAGGAATCAATAACGACCTTGTGATTCGTGCTTTGCGAATCTTTGGTCGTGAGAAAATGACTAAAGATGGAAGCCTTGAAAGTTGGATCCACCTTGGAGCAGACAGGCTTGAGAAAGCAGAGGCCGAGGTCGAGAGGCTTCGATCAACCATGCGAGCCTTCATTAATTTCATGGACGAGAACCTTGGCACGACTGCCGACTGGCCTATGGAAGTGGCATTCGATGACGAAGAGACCTGTAAGAGGTATTGCGACCATCTGAATGCCATGAAGCGTCTCGTGAAACCAGAAGACATCAACTGAGATGATCTATCTAACAAATCAAATCCTGCGAGGAGCAGAAACCATTCGTAGAAACTCTATGAACACAGAACAAACTAACGAGGTCGAGCGGCTGACGGCGCAAATCCCTGCTTGAAAGATTAATAGAGGAAATAACAAATGAATACGATTATGAAATACAAATTAACTAAAAACACAAAAGAAGTAAATGGTATCACCT